CTGTTTTGAGTTTAACAAAGCAGCGATCTATCACTCGTACTCTTAAAAGCAATCGTGGTAAGAAAGTAACTCAAATGCTTTCTTCTTCAGTTAAGTATGGTACTGAAGCAGTTGCAGCCGCTTATATAGCGTTTGCTCATACTGACCTAGAATCCGATATTCGTGGCTTGGCTGGATTTACTCCTACTGAAAAGTACGGATCAATGAAAGCTCTTCCTTATGAAATCGGTAAGGTTGAAGATGTAAGGTATATCCTAACTCCTGTACTAAGCTCTATACAGGACGCTGGAGGAACCCCTGGCAGCATGGTATCCAATGGCGGATCTCAAGCTGACGTATACCCAATCGTCTATGTTGCAAAAGACGCATATGGTCACGTTGCACTTAAAGGTGCTGAGGCCATTAGTCCAACTATCATAAACCCAGGGCAGGTCGACAAAAGCGATCCTCTTGGTCAAAAAGGTATGGTTGGCTGGAAAACTTATCACAAGTCTTTCATAGCTAATCAATCTTGGATGGTTCGTGCTGAGGTTGCAGCAACAGCTCTATAATGAGCTAACCGCTTGATCGGGGGATGTCTTTTGATGTCCCCCTAAGTTGGGGGCTTCGGCCCCCTTTTTATAAGCCGCCTTCGGGCCGCAAGGAGAAAAAAATGTCTGACATAAATCTTTATAACTTATCTCTCGATGAACTCAAAGAGCAAGCTAGAATACTGGGTATAGCAATACGAGGTAATCCTAGCGCAGACACTCTGAGAGAAAAAATACGAAATGCTGTAAATATTGAGCCAGCCGCAGATGCAAAGCCTACTGCTAGCGAAGATATTAACCGCAAGAAAAACTGGAAAACGATAGTTATTGCAGAAGATGAGGCAGATCAACAACCTGTGTATGTTGGTGTTAATGGTAAGTCTTATTGGATTAGAAGAGGCGAACCAGTACCAGTACCCCCCGAGGTGGTAGAGGTATTGAATAATGCGAAACAGGTTGTATGGAATCCGAAAGACGGATCATCAAAATCAATACCCACCTATCCATTTCGTGTAGAGAACTAATATGAACTTTTTGGATCTATGCCAAAGACTTGTACAAGAAACAGGTATTGCTGACGATGGCCCAGCTACAGTTGTGGGGCAAATTACCGATATGGGCAGAGTTGTAAACTGGGTGAATGATGCGTGGCTAAAAATTCAATCTACCAGAGCAGACTGGAATTGGATGTGGAGTACAGGCACAGGAACTTTAACAGCTAGCACTAATACCATTACTTTACCTACAACCGTTGAAACAATAAATCGAGTATCTATTGGTCAAGGTTATTTGCAATCTTCTTCGTACAATTCTTTTGCTGATGCTTATAGAGTTATTCAAGATGGAGATCCGAATGTCTGGAGCATAAGGCCGGATGGTGTTTTAGTTTTCAATGCAAAGCCTACTGAAAATAAGTCGGTGACATATGAATCCTACGCAACTCCATCGAGTATGGCGAACAATACTGATGTGCCAGCTTTACCAGAAAGATACCATATGCTTATAGTCTATGAAGCATTGAGATCTTACGCTCAATTTGATGAAGCACCAGAGCTAGAGAAAAAAGCATTTTTATATTACGAAGAAATGCTGGCAGATCTCGAAAGAGATCAGTTGGCTAGAATTGTTGCTCCAGAGGCTTTAGCGTGAGTATAAAGTTAGAGTATTTCCCAGCAGTAGGAGGCTTGAATCAAGAAGCTCCTCCTTTGTCGTTAAACCCAGGGGAATTGGTTGATGTTGCTAACTATGAATGTCTGCCGAACGGTGGCTATAGAAGAATATATGGCTATGTTTTATATGACGGACAAACAACAGCCTCCCAAACCGTTCCTGGGTCTGGAGATGTCAAAGGATTGCATATTTACAAAGGAGATCTTTATGCTATTCGAGAGGATGGCACAAACGGAAGAATGTATAAGGCTACCTCTACCGGATGGGTAGAAGTAAATCCAGCTAAAACTTGGTCGTTAAATGGTGTTTATAGTTTTTGTAACTATAACTTTCAAGGACAAGACGATCAGGAAAAAATGTATATAGTGAATGGTGTGGATCGAGCAACAGAGTTTGATGGCACTAACTACACAACAATCACCACTTTGGCTGGCCAAGACAATCCATCTTATGTTGTTGGATACAAAAAACATTTGGTATTAGGAACCCAGTCATCTTTGCACATATCAGAGATCGGAAATCCTAATGGTTATACTGCGGCTTTGGGCGGTGCTGAAATAGCAGTTGGAGATTCAATAACTAACCTTAAAGAACACGCTAGCGCGTTAATTGTTGGATGTGAAGATAATACTAAAACTTTATATGGAACGTCTGCTGCTGACTGGCAACTAGACGATTTAAATAAAGCTGGTACATATTCTGGAACCATGCAATCTATTGGTGGTCAAGTTGTTGGCTTGGATCGGCAAGGCTTAATGAGTTTAAGTGCAGCTCAACAGTACGGTAATTTTGCATACGCTTCTCTTTCAGGAAAAGTAAAAACACTTATTAAAGCGTTTAATGCTAATAATCCAATTAGTATTTTAAATAGAGGAAGCGGTCAATATAGATTATTTAATGGGAAAAGCGGTTTATATTTTACTTTTAGCGGTCCTGATCTTATTGGTGTCACTAAGATCAGATTTCCAGATAGAGTGAAGTGTGCCGCATCAGCCATTGATGAGACTGAGACAGAGATAAGTTTTTTTGGAGATGATGCTGGTAATGTTTACAAAATGGATACAGGTTATCGTTTTGGAACATCAAATATATACGCTTTTATTTTAACGAATTTTACAGCTTATGATGGCCCGACAGTACGAAAAAGATACAGGATGGTGCAACCGGATATAAGAGTTGATGGTCAGCCAATACGAGTCAACATAAGGGCAACTACAGATTATGGTTTGGGAGAGTCCTCTCGAGGGGAATCTGGAGATTTATATTCAGCTCCAGGGTCTTTATGGGATGTTTCAGAGTGGGATGGATTCTCTTGGGGATCAACGTATTCAAACGATGCTAAAATTAGAGTATCGGTTACAGGAGCAAATATGGGAGTTTATATAGCTACCAATGGCGCTGAAAATTCGGTACATACAATACATGGGGTTACGCTCCACTACTCCCCAAGGAGGCTTATGAGGTGAGTAATAATTATGTTCCTAACTTAACGGACTTGCTTGCTGGTGAATTGGCAAGGGCCGCTGATATTAATACAAGGTATGGTTATCTTGTTTCTGGTTTCGATAAACTTCCTGCTCCTTTAGCGAGTGGTCAGGGGTTTTCTGATCCTGTTGTAGTAGGTACTCCGACTCTTGATACTCATGCAGTACCAAAGTCAGTTATGGATGCTGTAGAAACAGGGGTCATAACTAATAGAGATGCTACAGCGGCTAGTGCTGCAGCAGCTTTAGTAAGTGAAACAAATGCCGCTGCGAGTGCTGTGGCTAGCGCGGCTTCAGCGGCCTCTTCGGCAACCGCGCAGACAGCTGCGGAAACTGCTAAAACTGGAGCTGAAACTGCTGAAACTGGAAGCGTAACCGCAAAAACTGCCGCTGAGGCTGCGGAGGCAGCAGCTTTAGTTTCTCAAAATGCAGCAGCGGGATCTGCTTCTGCGGCAGCTGCTTCAGTTGCTAGTATTGGAACTGCGGTAACAGATGCCCAGACAGCGGCTACATCCGCTGAAACGCATTTAGATGACTTTCAAGACATATATCTAGGTTCAGCAAGTAACGACCCATTAACAGATTTGGATGGCGATCCTTTAGCATCTGGAGCTTTATTTTTTGAAACAACATCAAACCAGCTAAGGGTTTATGATGGGACAGGCTGGAGGGATGCCGGATCCGCAGTAAACGGAACTAGCTCAAGAGATACGTTTATTGCCACAAGTGGACAGACTACTTTTGCATTATCTGGCAGTTACGATGTTGGGTTCGTGGACGTTTTTTTGAATGGAATTAAGTTATTAAGTGGTACTGATTTTACGGCTACGAATGGTAGCTCGATAGTATTAACCGCACCCGCAGCTCTTAACGATGTAGTTGATGTGGTTGCATATGGAACATTTACGGTGCTTCAAGCGATTGGAAACACCGATGGTGGTTTTGCAAATTCAACTTATACGACTGCTCAGAACATAGATGGAGGTGGCGCAAGTGGCTGACCGAATACAAATTAGAAGAGATACCGCAGCAAATTGGACAAGTGCAAATCCAATTCTTGCTAATGGTGAATTAGGCTTAGAAACGGATACGGGTAAGCTCAAAGTAGGTGATGGGACTACCCAATGGGCATCACTCGCCTACTACACACTGGGAACAACTGGTGCAGCGATGTATTCCGATGCGACTGCAAATTTTACTGGTGACTTGCAGAAAAGTGGGGTCAGTGTTCCAGCTTACTCAGACACAACCGCTAACTTCACTGGAGCATTACAAAAGTCAGGTGTCCCTGTTGCTGCTGATGCAAACCTTAACAGCTTTATAAGTGCGGTTGACCTACCTGTGGCGGATGGCTCTGCCGATCAGATTTTAAAAACCGATGGCTCTGGGACATTATCCTTTGCCGATGCTTCTGGCGGTGGAAGCGGTACATATGCACCAACGGCAGGAACAGAAGTTTTTGCTCCAGATTTTGGTGAGTGGATGTCAACGCAAGGTTATGGGTCAGTGCGATCTACTGGCGGTCACACCTATTTAAGCCACTTTAGAAGTGGTGACGGAACAGCGAGTAATGTAGCCAAGTCAAATCGTTTTGTGATCTATTTTCCTTATACAGAAACAGCAGGAGCTAGAAACGCTGGTAACTATATGGATGGTTATGCCTCCACCAGTTTTTTATGTACACCATCCACTAGGACAATAACTTGGAACAGTGGTGGTAATTCCTATGATAGATTTTGGTATTTTACTACCTACTCATCTGATGCTGGCTCTACACAACAATATTGGACGATTGAAGGTTCTGGACAAGCGTGTATGAACGGCAATATTGTGACAAGCGGTTACTCAAGTCATCAATTCACTTGTGCTAGTTTTGCTTGGAATAATTCTGGAATTATTGCGACAGGTATACCCACCACTTACATCGGGTCTGGTACTGGGCTGCATCACGACAATGGGGATAGATATGCCCTTCCTACTTCGGATGCTGGTGCTGGTTATGTTCTTAACGTAGGTTATAACCAGAGTAACTCAAGGGCCAGTTACAGGGTTGTTACTTTTGACGGAAGTGCAAATGGCCCCAGTTTCAACAGTATCACTCAATGTCCGAACACGACATCAAGCACTGTTTCATCGTGGAATATGATTGGGCAGCCAGGAATTTATCCCAGTTCGACAAATGATTTTCCAATTCATGGCTGTATGTACAATGTTAGCGGTAATTATTCGGCTGTCACTGTCAATTATGTTGGTGCAGTTAGTGGTGAAATCAACAGTGGTTTTGATCGTACAAAGTATGCGGGCCAAACTGCTTTTCTGTTAATGGATGGCTCAACTCCGGTTGTCATGGTGTATGACCAAGATTGGAAAGCATCACGATGGACAACTTACAATTCTTCGCCAACTGCATACCCGCTTACTGGAAGAAATTGGAGACCTAAAGCCTCAAGGTCTTATGGGGGTAGAGGTGGTTTTCTTGCCACTGGTGTTGAAAACGAGTTTATCTGTTTCGATGGCGAGTATCCCTTTCAAGAGACTTATTATCATGGTACGGCTGCTCTCAAAAAATTTAAAATAAATCCGACCAATGGCGAATTTACGGATATTTATTATTGTCCAATTAGTATCAGTCAAGAGGGTTGGTGGAAACAAGCAACTTACAGCTTTAGGTATTCGTTAAGGGGTCTA